CTCGAAATCGCCAGTGTCGGACTCGGCCGCGCTGCCCAGGCCCAAAGCAGTCCGCCCCGCCGCCGCGTTTCCGGTCAGGACGGATCGGCCGGTCGCCGTGCTGTCGGTGATGTCGGTGGAGACCACGGCACCGCCGCTGATCGGTGTTTCCCAAACCGTGCCACCTGCCCCGTCGGAGGTGAGACGGTCGCCGGTATTACCGGATGCGGCCGGGGCACGAAGGTTAGCGAGTCGTCGAGGTAGAGACATTGTGATCTCCCTCCTATGCGGGCCAATACGCGTTTGACCTGAGGTCGCTCGGGATCGGCTCCATGGCCAGCAGCGCGTCCTGGGCCGCCAGAATGGTGCCGGCAGCGACGGCGTGCGCATCGCGGCGGGACAGCACGAGCGACGCCATGTCGGTCACGGTCAGGCCGCGCGCCGACGCCCGGGCCGACAGCAGCGGCGCCGAGGCCTGGGCGTCGGCCGTCACCGCCAGGGCCTCGGCCACCTGCTGGTGCCAGGTCTCGCGCTCCTCGCGCGTGTACGCACTGGCCAGGGCCTCCAGTCGCCGCGCGCCCTCGGCCCGCACATCGGCCTCGGTGGGCGTAGGAGGCACACGCGCCGCGATTTCCTCCGCCGTCATGTCGCGGACGACGGTTTGTCCACCAGATACGATGGCTTTCTTAGGCATGATTACCTCGCAAAGATACGGATTGTCCCCGCGTCAATTTCATCTGCACCGAGGGAAACCTTGAGCGCGTTTATGCCATCGTCGTGGCGGACGAACACATGGCGCAGGTTCGCACTTAGAGTATTCGCAGCAGTTAGATTCGACGACAGCGCGGCATAATCTACTGCATAGAACAGAGAACTGTATTTCTCTGCGTAGCCATCAAAGATGTATGTTGCATCAACCGAAACACCCGCGCCGTGATTGCTGCCGCCTACAAGTCCGACTGTATATGTCGTGCCGTTATCGTCTGATACAGCAATAGAGAAACTTGTATCGCTCGCATTATTGTGCGAAAGGTCATCGAACTGCACCATCAGGCTGGAATATGACCTATCAAGATCAGTGAACTCTACTTCGGACACGTCCGTGCTGTGCGTCCATGATGCCAGTTCGACCCACCCGCTCGCAATGGGGTCAGCCGGCGTCCACTCACCCGCGCCATTGTCCCACGTCAGGACCTGTCCATCCGTCGCACCGGCCTGATCCATGTTTGACGGGTCGGTTGCGTCTTCGTTGGGAACGTTACCGAGTCCGACTTGCGATTTGGACAAGCTCGTCAACTGACTGCCGTCGATGGCAGGCAACCCTGTCGCGTCGGCCTGGATAATCTTGCCGTTGGTGGTGCCGACGTCGCTATCTCTCAGGACATCAGCGACATCGCTGGTGCGGACTACATCCGAAATGTCGGCGATGCGGACCATATCGGCGACCGCGAACACCCCCCACCCGGTGATGACCACAGTGTCGCCGGCCGAGGCGGGCGACGTCAGGACGATGGATGTTCCCGTATCTGCCGCGTAATCGCCCCCGGGACTCAGGTGCACACCGTTCAGGAACACGTCCACGTGAGGTGGCGGGCCGACATCGTAAGCGGCTGCGAACGTGTCCTGCCCGGCGGTCGCGGTGTAGGTGCGGCGATCCGTGGTCGCACCGGCCGCCGCGTTGATCCACACCTCGGCCGCGCTCTGCGCCGCCTCGGCCCCGGCGCGGGCGACTTCGGCCCCGGCGCGGGCGGCTTCGGCCCCGGCGCGGGCGGCTTCGGCCCCGGCGCGGGCGGTCTCGGTATCGGCCAGCAGGCCGGACCAGGTGACATTGGCGGCCTCCACAGCCAGCGCGCCGGCGTAATGCAGTGCCGCCCAGCGCGGCAGTGACACACCATCGACGGTGACGGGCGACACGAGCGCGAAGTCGGTGGTGAAATTCGCGGTGTCCCAGGTGACACCGTACAGATCGAATGCCGCCATCAGGCCACCTCCTCCAGGAATTTGAACGTGGTCGTGATCCAATCGTGCCGGGCCAATTCGCTCGACGGCAGGCTGGCCATGCGCGCAATGCCGGATCGGCGGTGGCGGTGCATGGTCTCAGTCGGGTCCCAGGTGACGTACATCTGGCCGCTGATGCCGCGCCGGCCGATCGCGTCATACACCTGCCTCATGGCTTCGGCCTCCGGCAGCCCGTCGATCCGGACGGTCATGGTGCGGCGCGTCGGGCCGATGTCGGCGTCGGTGCGGCCGGACAGCAGGGTGCGCAGGTCGGTCAGGTCCTCCCAGCCCCATTCGGCGGCATACTCGACGGGGACGCTGGTCTGCCAGCCGGAGCCGGTCCAGGCGCGCATCAGGGTCACCGATCCGGCGGGGTTGGTGGGGTCGCTGATGTAGATGTGCTCGTAGCGGCCGAGCTTGGCTTCGGGGGCGACGTCATGCCAAATCCAGCGCGGGTACTGGCGCAACTCGCGGTCGGAGATGCGGCCGTGGCCGTAGCTGGGATCCGCGCGGGGCAAGGTGAAGGCGCCGCCGATGACGGGGCACCAGTCGGTCCATCCGCCGTCGTGGACGATCTCGGTCCCGGCGGGATCGGTGGAGATGACGCGACGGACGCGAGCGAGCTTGGACATGCTGCCGATCAGCACGCACACGCGCAGGTCGGTCAGACCGCCGTAGTCGATGCGGAATTGGGTCGCGGCCTCGTCGAGACCATCCGAGACGGCCGTCAGGATGAAACGCCGGTCCAGCAGGTGAGATAAGGGGCGCTCCGCCAGCCATGCACCGCCGGTGATCGTGGCCGGGGTGCCGTCGCCGACGTCGTCCAGGCGATTATCGGGCACAATCAGCAGATTGCGGAGGGCCTGCGATGCCGTCTGGTCCATCGTCACCCCCACACCGTGATGCGCGGCTGGGATCGGTCGCGGCGCACACCCACCACCCACGCGCCGGACAGGCCCAGGCGGGGGATGGCGCTCAGGTCCACGCACGTGCCCAGGTCGCAGGCGCGGGCGGCGTCGCGCGTCACCCCCAGGCGCCACGCCCGGCGGGGGCGCTCGAATAGCGGCACCAGGTCGCCGCGCAGGGTCGCCGCGTCGGTGGCCGAGGCCAGCGCGGTCGTGCGCGCGGCGGTGCGGTATTCCGGCCAGCGGGCCTGGACGGCGGACAGATCGGCCGCGTTGAGGCGGTAGTCCCGCGTCACCAGGTCGCGCCAGGCGATGCGCTCCGGCGTGTCGGCGTCGACGAGCTGGTCTTCCGTGAGTGTCGTCCAGGCGCGGCGATACTCGATTTCGATCCGGCCCCCCGCGACCTCCAGGCCGGTGGCCACCAGCTCGGGCGCGCCGTGCAGGTCGTCCGTGGTCAGGACGGCGGTGGGCGTGGCCAGCTCGGGTGGCGTGGGGCGCCAGGCGGCGATCCGCCCCAGGGCATCGTCGTGCCAATACCCGACGCCGCTCATCAGGCCGTCGATCACCTGGCCCACGGTGGCGTCGGTGGCGCCGGTCCACCATCCGGCCTCCCACCCGGGCAGGGCATCCACCGACGGCAGGATGCCGGCCGGCGCGACTCCGCCCGCCCCCTCCAGGATCGCGCGGACCAGGGCCGGCAGGGTGCAGTCCGACTGGTGGCGCAGGCTGACCACCAGCGCGCCAGCGGCCGGGCCGTACAGCCGGATCAGGCCCTCGGTGGGGCAGCCGGCGACGGCGCCGGGGGCCAGCGTGGCGGCCAGCAGCGCGGCCCAGTCGGGATACATGGCACCGACGGTCAGGGGCGCGCCCATGTCGGCCGCGCCGGTCAGGGTGTCGTATGGCCCCACTCTATATATATGGTCATGGATATTGCCCTCGACGGGCGAGACGGCCTCGGCCACGCCATATCCCACGGGCACCGGGCGGCCGGCCAGGGACGGGCCGCCCTCCGGCGCCAGACCGCCGGCGGTGGCGGTGCCGGCCAGGGTCGCGGTGGTGAGCGGCCGGTCGCGCAGGGCCTGGAGCCGGTCGCGCAGGATCAGGTCCACGTCGCGCCAGCCGACGTCGCACCGCTCGGTGATCCCGGTCATGACGACGCTGAAATCCGCCGTGGGCGCGCCGGCCGGTCCCTCCAGCACCTCCACGTCGTAGCCCCACGCGGCGTCGCGCAGGGCGTCGTAGCGGCCCGACGCCGCCTCGCCGATCGTGATGGCACTGTATGACGTGTCGGCGCCGCGCGATGGGTCCAGCGCCGGGTCGATGGACCGCGACCAGGTCGGGCGCGTGAACAGGGCGCCGTCGTAGACGGCATATCCCTCCTCCGGCCCGGCCGCATAGCCGATGTCGGACAGATGCAGCGTCTGCATGGCGCCGTCGGCGTCCATGTAGTGGGCGCGTACCCTTGTTTCTGTGCGCTCCATCAGCGTCTCCCCCCGACGGCGGCGCGGCGCGCCAGGCTCGCGGCGCCGGTGGCGTCGGCCAGGGCCTCGCGGATGCCCAGCAGATGCCCGGACAGCTCGCCCGTCAGGGCGCCATCGGCGCGGCGGGTGTCGCGGGCCTCGTCGTGGAGGGCCGTTTCGATGCTGTCTAAACGGCGTTCAATGGCCTCCAAAAGGGCCACCGTGCGGCCGTCATCGGCCGGCGCCGGCGAGGCTGGGGCCTGATCCACCCACGGCAGCGGGACGACGACCGGCTGGACGATCTGCGACTGCGGCTCCACGATGCGCAGGGTGTTGTCGTTGATGGCTTCGAGGAGGCCGCCGTGCTGCGCGGCGGCCGCCGCGCGCACCACGTACTCGCCGGCGGACAGCCGCGCCGGCACCGCGTCGTCGGTGGGGCCGCCGGGGCCGTCGACCCAGCCGCCGTCGGCGTATGGCCAGGCGCGGCCTTCGGCAGCACCGTACAGAGCGTAGTGTGTCCGTGCGACGTCGAGCGCACTGCCACCCGAGGTCTGATCTTGCCACCAGTCTGACCCCACCGCCGCCGCCACGTCCGGGTTGGCGGCCAGGTACGATGCGGCCGCCAGGTCCTCATCGTTGACACCACCGCCACCACCACCGCCACCACCACCGCCACCACCCCCAGCGGCGGCGGTCACGGTCACCGATACCTCCATCTCCCTCACGGCTGTCTCGATCGCCGCCAGCAGACGCTGCTCTTCCGCCGCCGCCGCCTGCGCGTGGGCGTCCAGCGCGGCGACGGCCGCCGCGTGATGGGCGTCGGCCTGCGCGAGCTGGGCGAGATACCCGCGCTCCTGGTGCCAGATCTCGCGCGCCACGTCGGACGATGCGTCGATGGACTCGACGGCCGCCCACGTCGCCTCCTGGCCCGCCACCTCATCCGGGGATCCCAGCGCGCTGGCCAGCGGCTCCAGGAGCTGCTGGATCCGCTCCTCGACCCGGAAATACTCCGCCGAGCTGGTGTGGTAGGCGCGCGCGGCCTCGCGGTACGCCTCCGCGTATGTGGCCAGACTCTCGTATGCCGCGCGGGCGGTCTCAGGGTCATCCGACTGTGTCAGATGGATCTGGCGGGCGAAGTCCTGCTCGGCGGCCTGCAGGCGGTCGCGCTGCGACAGCGTGGAGCCCGACCCGCCGGTGATGTCGTCCAGATAGCGGCGCAGGTCCTGGCCGACGGCCGTCGCGACCGACGCGAGGTCCTGCCAATACTCCACCGCCGCCCGCAGGGCATCGCGCTGCGCGGACTCGGCCTCGCGCCACGCGTCCAGCGCCGAGCGCGCGGCCTCGACCTGGGCCTGGGCGGCGGCCCGCTCTGCCTCTCGGGCGACCTCGCGCTCCTGGCCCATCAGGGCCGCCGCCAGCCCGGCCACGGCGACGTGCCCGCCCTCGACCGTCGCGGCCCATGTCTGGATCTCGCCGATCAGGCGGGTCAATGTGATCTGGTCGAGACCTTCCCCCAGCGCCCGGATGCGCTGGATCACGGTATCCGTCACCAGCGCCGTGTCGCCGCCCACGGCCGCCATGTCGGCCAGCGCCTGCTGGTACGCGGCCACCTGGTCCCGGATGTCGTTGACGTAGCCCCTGCCGCGCGAGTCCTCCAGCGCCCGGACCCACTGATCCTCCAGCCCGGCCCGGGCATCGGCCATCAGCTGCTCGCGTAGGCCGGCGACCGTGGCCGCCGCGTCCTCGGCGGCCGTGCCAGTGGCCACCAGGATGCGCTCCAGTTCGGCGAGGCGCGCGTCGGCCTGGGCCACGGCGGTCTCGACCGCCGACAACGTGCCGCCGCCCTCGCCCAGGCCCACCATGGCGCGGACCAAGCCCTCCATGTCGGCCGCCGCCTGTCCGGCGTCGAGCTGCCCGGCAGCCACCAGGATGTCGCGGACCTCGATCGCGGGCCGCAGCATTGCCTCGGCCTGCTGGCCCCACGCGGCCGCGTCCGCCTCGATCGCCGCGCGCTGGGCGGCGGCGCCACTCGACAGCGCGGCCACGGCCTGGTCGATCGCGCCGGACCAGTCCGCTGCGATCGCGATATGCTGTGCCAGTTCCTGCGCGGATGAGGCCGCGCCGGACTCGACCACGGCCAGGGCACCTGCCAGACCGTCCAGCGACTGCCCGGCGGCGGCGGCCTGGGCGGCGGCATCCCGGACGACGCGGCCGGTGATATCGAGACTGGCCCCCGCCAGATCGTCCTCGGCATAATAGGTCTCGCCAACCGTGCCCCCGAAGACGCCGATCCGGCCCTTCTTCGTGTTCAGGGCATACGGCTCGGCGTTGCCAGCGAAATCCAACCCGTACCCGATGGCGGCCAACGCATCCGCCGCCGACTGCATCGGCGCCAGCACGGCCTGTGTGACGGTATCGCCCCAGGCCTGGCGGTCCTCGCCGTCCACGAGGCGCCCGCCGATCGTACCTTGGGCGAATTGGCCGTCGGTGTAGCCGAGCTTCTGGGAAATGTTCGGGAGCGGCGCGCCGAACATGCCGCCGATCATGCTGCCCGCCACCGCCGCCAGGAAGGCCCCGGCCGCCGCGCCGATCGGTCCGCCGACGCTGCCCAGCGCGGTGCCGGCGGCAATCGCCGAGCCGGCCATGCCACCGCCGATGCTGCCCAGCGTCGACAGGCCCATGTCGGCCCACTGGTTGCCCGTCCCGCCGAACCCCAGCATCGACGCGCCCAAGGTCCCGACCATCCCCCACGGCGCGGCGTTGATGCCCGACGCCAGTAGGCTCCCGGTTGTCGTCGCGATCACGCCCGCGCTGGAGCCCGCCACGCCCCCCAGGCTGGCCGGCCCGGCGGCCACGCCGGCCGGCGCCGTGAAGGCTGACGACAACCCCAGCCACTGCCCGACCTTGGAGGTCACCAGGGACGTGCCGATGGACGATCCGCCGGAGCCCAGCCCCACCAGGTCCAGGATGTTGCCCAGACCGAAGCCCCCACCGCCCGCCGCCTGCCCGCCGGCACCGCCGGCCGCCGCCGCCGCCGTGCCGCCCAGGCCGAGCACCGAGCCGACGGTGCGCGCCAGCGACGACGTGATGCTCTGCGCGGCGATCTTGGTGATCTCATTGAGCACCGCGTTGCCGAGGCTCGACACCAGGTCGCCGATGTCGGCGACGCCCCGGCTGAAGTCGCGGAAAAACTCTTGAAAGGAGTCGGTCCAGCTCTCGAAAACCCCCGAGAACGCCTCCTCGGCGATGGCGGCGTTGTCGTTCGCCGCCACGGCGACGTCATGGATCGCCGCCACGGCCCCGTCGCGCCACGACGTCGACGCCGCCCGCGCCAGTTCCACCGCCCGCGTCTGATCGGCGATGGCGTCGGCCAGGCGCAGTTCCTCGCGCGCCTGTTTCGACGTCAGGTCGATCTGGCGATCGGTCAGCGACGCGATCACTTCCAGCTGATCACGGGTCAGCGACCGCTGACCGGCGACCCGCGCGAGGTACGCCGCCTCGGCCTCCAGCACCGCCAGCCGGTCGCGCGCATCGCCCAGCGGCGCGGCCTGTTCGCGCGCCTCCCGCTCTTCGTGCAGGCGCTCAATGAGGTGGCCGATCAGCTCGGCCTCCTCGGTCCCGGCCTCGATCGCCAGCGCGCGCAGGGTCTCGTGGGTCTCGCGCGCGATCGTCGCCTGTTCGATCGCCTCCGCGCCCTCGGCCGTCGCGGCGGCCAGGGCGGCCTCGGTGTCGATGGCCCGCTCCAGGTCGTCGACCTGGCGCGCGATCTCCAGGCGCTGGCGGGCGTCGGCCTCGGCGGTGACCAGGGCGATGATCTCGGCCCGGCGCTGGGCGCCGAACTGCAGGACGAACCCCTCGGCGGCCGCCGCGATCTCCGCCGCGCGCGTCGCCGCCGCGCCCTGCCCGGCGGCGACGGCCAGGGCCTCGTGCGCGGCGGTGGCGAGGCGGATCTGCGCCACCCACCGGGCGTAGCCGTCGGCGGCGGGCGGTTTGGGGGGATCGTTGTCGTTGTCACCGCCGCCACCACCGCCACTATTGTCGTCGTCCATGTCGTCGCGCGCCGCCAGATCGCGGGCGTTGAGGGCGATCAGCTGGTTCTGGAGAGCCGCCGTGTGGGCCTCCAGTTCCTCGCGTTCCGCGATGAGATCGCGCCGCGCCTGCCCGCGCACGCCGCCCGGCCGGATCATGGCCCGCACGACCTCCAGGCGGGCGAGTGCGTTCTCCAGTTGAGCACGCGTGTTGGTGCGCGTCTCCTGGCTCTCGTCCAGGAGGGCGTCGGTGGACAGACCGATCTCCTCCCGGTACCGCTTCATCTGCTCGCGCAGGCTGGTGGTCGCCCGGTATTTTGCGTTGACCTCGGTGACTACGTCGTATGTGGCGCCGGCGAGGAGTACGAGGCCGGCGGCGGCGGCGGTGTAGGGGTTGGCCAGGACCGCCGCGTTCAGGGCGAGGATGGCGGTCCGCGCCGCAGCGGCCCACTTCACGACCTGGATCGTGATCAGCGCCCCGACGGCGCCGGCCAGGGTTTCCCAGTGTTCGGCCGCCCAGCGCGCGGCATCGGCCAGGACACCGATCGCCTCGCCGGCGGTGGCGGCCCATTCCGCGATTTGGCCGCTGTCGCGCGCGGCCAGCACCATGGCGGCCATATCCTGCGCCAGACCCAACAGCGCCGGCGACAACTCGGCGCCGATGACGGTCGCGGCCGCCGTCCAGGTGTTGCCGATGACCAGCCATTGGGCGGCGGCCGTCTGCCCGGCACGCTCGGCCTCCTGCAACAAGGCGATGTTGTCGCGCCACGCTTGGTCGGACGTACCCAAGGCGTCCGCCAACGTCTCGGCGCTGGCGGCCAGCGCGCCCATCACCCGCGCGTCTTCGCCGGCCTCCAGGCCCAAAGTCTCCAGTGCGCCCGCCACGTCGCCGCCGGCGTCCTTCAAGCGGGCGAGACCCTCGACCAGGTCCTGGAACACACTCATGGCGTCGTCGGCCCAGGCCTGGCGCAGGGCCTCGGCCGACTGGCCGGTCAGGGCGATCAGCGCCCGCAGCTCGTCGCCGCCCTGGCGCACGGCCTCGTCGATACCGAGGAACGCCCGGCCCACGGCACCGCCGGCCAGCTCGGCCCGCACGCCCATGGCGGTCAGGGCGGTCGCCAGCCCGGCGGCTTCGGCGGCGGAGGTGTCGAACAGAGCGGTGGCCTGCGCGACGTACGTCGCCGCGTTGACGACCTCGCTCTCGGTGGCCGCAAAATTGTTGCCTAGCCCCACGATCGCCGCGCCGAGGCGGTCGATGTTGTCGGTTCCCTCGCCGGTTACCTCCAGGATGCGGGCCAGGGCCATGGCGCCGGCATCGCCCACCAGGTCGGTGGCGCCCTGGAGCATGGCGACGGTAGAGGTGAACTTCAGAAGGGACTCGCTGCCCGATACACCGAGCTGCCCGGCGGCCTGGGCGATGCCCAGCAACTCTTGTGTCGTAGCCCCCATCTCGGGGCGCAGGGCCAGGGCGCCGATCTGTTCGCCGAGGGTGGTGAGGGCCTGCCCGGCGAGATCCGTGGTCTTGCCGACGCCGACCAGGGCGGCCTCGTAGGCGTGCCACGACGACAGCGCGGACTCGCCGATTTCCAGCGCGGTCCAGCCCCCGATGGCGGCGTACATCGCCCAGATCAGGGCCGTGGTGCGGTCGGCCGCGCCGCCCAAATCGTCGAGATCGTCGCCGGCGTCGCCGGCGGCGTCGGCCAGGTTCTCGATTTCGTCGGCCGCATCACTGGCGGCCTCGCCGGTGGCACCGACGTGGCGCGAAGTGCTGTCGGCGCGGGAGCCCGCCTCGTCCAGGCGGTCGGCGGTGTCGGCGGCGGCATCGCCCGCCGCCTCCGCCGCCGCGCGCCACTTCTCCAGATCCTCGCGCGACACGCGGAACTGGGCTTGGAAATCCTCCGTGTCGGCGCGGAGGGTGACCGAGACCGTCTGGTGGGCGCCGCCGCTACCGACCATGGCCGCGCCCCCGGGCCATGGACCGCAGGGCCGGCTGATCGCGCCGGCGCTCGGCGTCGCGCTCCTGCCGGCGGGCGATCAGGCGGTTGGCCTCGGCGATATAGGCGTCGGAAATGGCACACGCGCGGGCGACATGCGGCGCCAGACGCGCGGACCCGATCGGGTACCCCGCCATCCGCCACACGCTTTCGCACGCCGTCATGTCCCACCTCTCGATCATGCCGGCCATGGGGCCGATCACCCACTCCCGCTGGGCCAGCAGCCACAGCCGCACCGCCTCGGCGTTGTCCGGGTGGACGAGGATTTCGGCCTCGTCCGCCGGCGCCGGCCGCGCCATTGCGGGCGGCAGGCTGGCCCGGCCGCCCGACAGCACCCTCAGGTCTTCTTCGATTTGGTCGCGGCTCTCCGCGCGTGCCGGTTGGCGGGGGGAGCCCCCGTGGTGGGCACGGGCGAGGGCACGCCCGATGTCAGCGCGTTTTTTGCCGTTGCCCCCCCGACGCTGTCACCGTAGGCCTTGATGACCGTCAGCCCGAACCACCCCATACTGAACAGGCTATCCGCCACCTCACCGTCCAACGGTACCGGGCCGTCGTCGTCCGCGACATCCCAGGCCACAAGGAATGCGCGGATGAAGTCCCCGATGCTCACGTCGCCCCCCGCGAGATCGGCCACGAGGGCGTCGTAGTTGTTCAGGGTCTTGAATGTGGCGGTGAGCGTCTCCGCCCCCCGGCCGGGGGCCGTGACCTCAACCTCCTGATCCCAGGTAAACACACCATCTTTGGGGACGCGGAACTGTGTCATTGAAGGACCTCTTAAGCGGTCGTTGAGGGAGTGTTACCGGCCTCTTTCAGAGGCCGGCCGGCGCGACCGCGCCGGCGCCGCCCCGGCGCCGCTGCGCGGCGCCTGTGTCGTGGTCTCGGCGCCCTTTGGGCGCCGGGGGCGGCGGAGGCCCGCGCGGCCCGAAGGGTCGCGCTGGGCCGATCAAACTCAAAAAAACCTGATACACACCTCGTCGTCGCCGGCGCCCTGGGGGGACAGGCACCGCATCGGCAACGTCGCCATCACGTCCCCGCCATCCTCGCGCAGGGACACGGTGCCGATCTGGCCGTTGGCGACACAGATCTCGCAGCGCTCGCCCAGGCGCGTGCCGCTGGTGGCGCGCACGCGGCGGCGCATGTTCGACAGAGCGAACACGTCGATGGTCGAGATGCGTTCCAGTTCGACCAACAGGCTGGCCGTCAGTTCGTGGTTGACGATCTCGACGTTGTTGAGGTTTGTGCGGGACTTGTCCCGCACGTCGGCCCCGCCGGTCAGATCGAAGCTCTGGCCGGTCGGCGACCACGGCGCGGCCGACAGGTCGGTCGGCTCGACGTGGATTTGGAAGCTATTGGTGTCGAGCACCTCGGGCTCGCGAATGGTGCTGAAATCCGCGTCGCCCAGAGCCACCTCGGTGGGCGCGCCGTACAACCCGCGCCCCCGGAAATTGAGCAGGGGCCAGCCGCCGATCTGCCACTGCGCGCCCAACTGGAAGCGCGCGCCCCGAGCCTCGAACATCACCTCATCGACGTTGTATTTGGCGACAAGGCTCTTGTGACCGGCGCGGTCACTGGACGGCCAGTACTCAATTCCCGGCGGCACCAGCTCGATCACCCACTGATCACCAACCTCCCAGTCCGCCGAGAGCGTCGGCGTGATCTCTGCGCCGCCCGGCAGGGTGATCGGTGTGGCATCGGTGATCGCGACCCCGGTGACCTCATAGGCCGCCTCGGCCGTCTCGCCCAAACCCACGGCAGGCGCGGCCACGGTGGCCTGGGCGGTGCCCGACGCACCCGCCGTGGTGCAGATCACCGTGACGCGACGGCGATTTGCGCCGGTGAACCCGGCGCCGACGGTGTAGCTCCACGACCCCGTCGGCGTGCCCACGGCGATCGGCGCAGCCTGGACCGTGGCGGTGCCGGTGAGTTGCACGCGCGCCCACCCGGCGGCCTGCAGCATGGCGTCAAAGTGGGGCTCCACGGCCACATCGCCGGAGCCGACGGCCTCGACCCCCCACACCAGGGGCACGCGCTCCTGCCAGGGCTGAGCCGGACGCGAGCCCAGGTGTGGCTGGATGATGTTGCGGGTCGCCTCTTGCGCGGCCATGCCGGGCAGGTCCGCGTTGGCCACCAGGAGATAGATGAAGGCGCCCGGATCGGCACCCACGCCGTAGAGAGCCTCCAGCGCCGTCTGGATCACGCGATTGTTTGACGAGAGCGCCATGGATCAGGACTCCTTCTTCTTGGCGCCACCGCGCCGGCCGGTGCCGGCGCCGGTGTCGGCGGGCGCGTCATCGGCGCTTGCCTCGACCGGAGCGTACACAGTGGGCGGGCGCAGGCCGGTGCTCTCGGGTGCAGCCGGCGGTGGCGCCTTCGATGTGGGACGCGGGGCCTCGCCCGCGCGGTCATGGATGAACGTTCCGGCTTTGCGCACGGTCAGGCCCTCCGCTGTGTGGTGGTCTCGAAGTGGATCGTCAGGAACACGCCGCCCTCGCGGTCGCTGCTGGCCGCGCGCACCTGCTGATCGGCGCCGCGATAGCCGAGCTTGCGCCAGTCCGGCGCCGGCGACACGCCGTCGAGAAAGGCGATCACGGCGGCACCCAGGGCATCCAGCGGGCGGTCATCCGGGCCACGACGGCTCTCCGACGTGACCAGCACCACGGTGATGTTCGTGGTGATGATGGAGCGGTGAACGGTGCGTTGGGCCTGTTCGGCCACCTCGGCGGTGGGCAGCACATAGGCGGCGGGCACCCGCTCGGGCAGGCGCCGCGCGGCGACCAGGGCGGCCAGGTCATTGGCCGGGCCGATGTACCGCAGGTCCGGGGCTGCGGCCCGCACCAGGGCGATGACGGGATCGACGAGCGCGGCACCGATCATGACAGCGCCCCCGTGATCCAGTCGGCGATGATCTCGCCCGCTTCGGCGCGGTCCTCGGCCGAGAGCCCAAGGTACGGACGCGCCGGAATAGAGACTTGCTGCACCTGAACCATCCGGCCGCCGATCTTGAACATCAGCGCCTTCGCGGTTTTCGCCCTGATCGTGCCGCCCAACTGGTGGATGCGGGCGTAGACCAGATTGGTCCCCTGGCGCACTGACGTGGGGCCGGCCTCGTGCGTCACGCTGTCGCGCAGGTGGCCGCGATCGACCAGGGTTTGCCCGCCCTCCGCCAGCGCCCGCACGGACGGCGGCCAGGGGTTGCCGTCGGGGTCGACCCCCGCCTCGAACCGATGCTGGACCGAGGCCCGCATCATCTGGCCGACGCTGTCCATCGCCGGCGTCAGGTCGCCGGCGCGCGCCACGATGGCGTCGATCCCACGCGCGGCGATGTCGGCGGCGCTGACCTGGATGGAAATACCGGTCATGGTCAGTAGTCCCGCAGGGTGTCGTCGGTGAACACGCGCCCCGGGCCGACCGCGACCGGCCCGCCGCCGCCCGCCTCACCGCCGGTGTCGATCGGCCGCAATGCCGTCTTGCCCTGGGCGACGTCGCGCAGGTAGGCGATGGCCCGGTCGAAGTCCTTTCCCACACGGCCGTCCGGCGGCGCCCCGGCCGACAGGCGATAGCGGGCGATGGCAATGCAGTGCACCCGCGCCACACCGGTGGGCAGGACGTAGCGCCCGCCCAGGTAACCGTCGATTTCCTCGCCGGCATCGGCCAGGGCCGCGTCGAGCGCCGCCGTATCCACGCCGCCCCCGTCGGCCGGCGCGAGGTCCTCGGCCTCGTGCGCGCCGATCTGCGCGATCATCTCGGATGCGGTGGCGTAGGGCATGATGGGCTCCGGTCAGGGGAGCCCGGGCGGCGCGATCGCCGCCCGGGGGTCGGGGTCAGGCGGTGCGTGCGCTGGCGGCGGCATCGAGGTCGATCTTGCGGAGCGTTTCGCCGGTCTCCGACATGATGTAGACGACGCCGTCCGTCATGCGGCGCACCCGCACGTCGTGGACCGTCAGCGCATCGGCCACCGGCGGCTCGCCGGCGGGGCCGCCGGGACCGACGACACGGTGGGCAGAGAACGTCTCGATCGGGCCTGCCGCGCGATACCAGCTCACGTACACATTCGGGATCGGGGTGTGCATCTGTCTGTCTCCTATCTCCTGTCTGGGGATCCCCGCCGGAGCGTCACGCCCCGGCGGGGGGTGCGCCGGCGTCCGCCCGCCGGCGAGCCTACTCCCCGGGTTCCCCCGGCCGACGCCTCGCCGGCCGGGATCGACACCCGGGTTTCGCGGGGGATCACTTGGCCGGCGGCTTTTCCTTCGGCGGCGGCGGCATGGGTGCCGGGGCAGTCTCGACGACGACCAGGTGCGGCTCGGCCTTTAGGGCCTCGACTTGCTCGGCCGTGAACGTGCCCGGCGGATGGGTGACCGCGCGCGCGGGGTGGTGCACGCCGGCGCGGCGGAAGCCCTTTTCGGGCCGGGCGGTGATGGTCAGGGCGGGTGTGGTCTCGCTCATGCGTCCGGTCTCCCTCAGGCCAGCCAGGCCGTGGACAACAGTTCGGCCGCGTTGCGAAGCACGTTGGTGGTGCCGCCGATCTGTTCGGCCTGGAGCAGTTTCCGCGCCGTGTATTCGAGGCTCGGAGGCACGACCAGCAGCGTGGGCTTGATGTTCAGCGGCTTGCCCTGGTCGCCCTTGATCGACCGCATGGCGGCCAGCGCGGCGGCCAGATTGGTCTCGTTCAGTTCGAGCTTGGAGCCGAACGCCATCTGCCACAGGCCGTAACCGGCGGCCACGCGGCAGTCGACGCCGTAGCGAAACTCCTTGCGCGAGAACACCGCCTCGTCATCCGGCGTGTCCATGGCCACGAAGTCGTAATCGCGGCGCTTCTGGAACAGGAACGGGCGGATGGGCTTGGACGTGTCCAGCAGGAACCACGGCGTCTGCGAGCCGGTTTGCATGTTGGAGACGCTGACCGTGCTCCCATCGGCCTCCAGCACGGGATGATCCGTGTCGAAAAAGTTCTGGCCGTCGTAGCACAGGGTGCCGAAGCCGTTGCTCAGCAGCGGAAAGATCAGTTCGTCCGGGTGGGTCTTCGCATCGTAGCCGAGCTGCTGGATCATCGGCTTGTAGACGCCCAGCTTGTCGTCTTCGATGTCGTCCCGGTCGACGCCCACCGTGTTCTCGAACGGCTCGTTCTTGATGACGTACGAGTGGGCGGAAAGGTTCTGGATCACGCGGTCGCCGAGCCACTTCCGGAACCGCGTGGTCTTGCCCATCCACTTGTAGTCTTCCTCGGACGTCGCACTGGGGACGTCCATGGCCACGCGCTGGTACTCGCTCTCGGCCGTGTTGAAGGCGTCGTTGAAGATCGTCTTGAAGCCGACGAAAGTGTCGGACAGGTTCGTGCGGTTGATCAGCATCCGTCAGCCCTCTCAGATGGTCACCCAGACGCCGGCATCGTCGATGTCGGCGATGGTGCCGATGGCGGAACGGGTGCCGGACCCGTCCGTGGCGGCCACCGTCTGGTCGTCCTCGGCGTAGGCCGCCGCTCCGATGTGCGTGCGGTCGATCGAGCCGTCGTTCGCCCAGCGGAAGCAGCCGCGCCAAACCTCCACGCTCACGTCGCCGGCATCGCCGCCGGCGTTGTCGGCGGGGGCCCTGGCGCAGCCAAGGCCCCGCAAGCCGGTCGCCGTAGCGGCGGGCACGGCGTGCCCGGTGGCGGTATCCAGGGCGACGATCGCCCCGGCGAAGATCGTCGCGTCGGCGGCCACCGGATGGGTGGTGACCTTCAGGTCACGTGCCGGCGTGTTGCGATCAGCGGTCAGCGCGGCCATCAGGCGGTCTCCTTGTCGTCACCGCCCAGGCCCAGGGTCTGGGCGTAGGCCTTCGGGGCGAGCCCGAGCTGCGAGCAGACGGCGAGTTGCCCGTCGTCCAGGCCGTGCGCATCCTTGCGCGGCGTTGGCGCGATGGCGGTCGCGCCCTGGCCGCAGGTCTGGCCGGTGGCGACCAGCACGGGCGCCTGGCTGGCCCAGGCCCAAAAGCCGTCCAGGTCGCGGCCGGCGTATCCCTTGGCCCACTCCTCCAGCGCCGGCGGCAATTTGCCGTCCACCTTCGCTTTGGCCACCGCCTCGGCGGCCTTGTCCTTCGCCATGTCCTGGGACATGGCGGCCACCTGGGTTTGCAGCTCCTGGAACGCGGCCATCGGCACGTATTTCGCCGGGTCGGGATCGGCCCCCTGGTCGATCTTCTGGCCGGCGGCGGCCAGCACGTCGGCCGGCGTGGCGTCGGCGGCCAGCTTGACCTTCGGCGCCAGGGCGCCGGCCGCCTCGGCGGTGGCCCTGGCACTCGTCGTCAGGCTCTGCGCGTGCGCGACCACCTGGTCGGCAGTGGTCGCCTCCGGCAGGCCGCAAGCCTCCCGCAGGCGCTTCAGGAACGCTTCCAGGTCCATGGCGGACTCCTCGTGGTCGGGATCGGAAAACAGATCGGCGCTGGCGACGGCCGCCAGCTCCAGGTTGGGCAGGGCCGTCAGGGCGAACGCGACCAGGCGCGTCACCGTGCCGTCGGCGGTGTGGCGGAACACGGGGCTGATGTAGCGGTACTCGCGCGCCGCGATGCCCTGGCCGGCGGCGGCGGTCCATTCGACGCGGCCGTAAAGGCCGTCGGCGCGGGCCTCCAGGTCACGGATCCAGCCCGAGGCCGGGGCCTGACCGCCATGCCGCGCGGCGCGCAGGAGCTGGTGCTCGTAATCGCCGGGAATGTCCGCGCCCTTCTGGTGCGCTGTTGTTGCGGCGATGACGTCACGCGCATGGTCGGCGTTGCGCAGCACGTACGGGCCGCGCCCATCGCGGCCACTGAACGTGCCGTAGGGCAGAAGCTGCACCCAGTCAGGCGCGCCACCACCGTCGGCGGGCGACGGCAGTGCGGCGGCATGGGCGGCCAGGAGGGCCGGGGTATGCGTGGGCGTCGTGTCCATGAGAGGCGTTGTGCCACGCATGACGACGGGCCGCGCCCGGACGGATGTCCGGGCGCCCTAGCAGGCGCGCGAGAGGGGAGACCCGGGCAGCATCACCCCTTCATCGCCCGGGGTCAATCCGGCGCGCGCACACGCCATCTGGCGGGCGCGCGACCCCGCGCCCGCCAGATGGTGTTTTCACCCCGATTAAATGCGGTTTTAAATGGGATCTCTGGCCGCCGGGTCCCTTGGGTACCCCTGACGCTCTCGCGCGTCCTGCGGCGCCCTACGGGGCCGGTGCAATCCGGGTGGGGATGTGCTATATAGTAAGAGCCTGCCGCTGATGCCGGGTAGACGGGCCGGTTCGGACGCCGCTCTCGCGGCCTCTGGTTAAGTGGATTTTCCGCGCCACCGGCGGCAGGTCTTTCTACCGAAGGCGCGTGAAGCGCCGGCTGGTGGCCAACGCCACAGCCCGTTCATACCCGGTCGAGATGACCGTGTTGGTCTCGGTTTCGACCCGTCTGCCCGCCTCGTCGCGATGCCGCAGCACGTAGTTCACCCGGACCACGAGCTTTTCGGCGCGGCCATCGGCCGCCGGAACCGTGTATATGAGCGACTTGGTCTGGCGGTCCCAATAGATCGCCTCCGGTGCAGCCAGGATCTCGGGGAGGCGCATGACCTCCTCGACAGGCCACGCCTTGGGCAAACCTTCGGCCGTGACCGCATCGGCCTTGGCGTCGCGCAACATGTGAATGATCTGACGATCAGCCACCATGATTGTGGCCGAGGACACGCCCTCCCCGACGACGACCGGCAAGCTGGCCACCACGCCCGGGGGCAGCAGCCCGACGGCGCGCGCCACCCCTTTCGGTCGCGGCTGGCCGTCCAAAATTTGCCGCTCGATGTCCCCGACCCACTGCCCGAACTCCCGCACGAGTGCCGGCGTCAGGCGCGGATTGACCAGCGGCGCCACCGCCGCCAGATCTGGCGGTAGCGACGCCAGGCGCGCGACGGCCTGCGTGGCCGTGTGCTGGGTGCGGCCGGGGTTGTGTGCCCAACCCGGGTCGATGCCCGGCGGCACCCGCGTCACCTCGCCCGTGCGGGGATTGCGGTACAGGCGGTCGGGCTCCGGCTCCGACGGCGGCCCTTCGTCGGGGGTGTAGCCGTACCGGCGCAGGTCCCGCTCGGTCAGCGCCAGGGGCGAACAGCGGCACCGCCAGCCATTCGGGGGCGTGTGCGTATCCCACCAGGTGTGATCGTGCGGGAGCACGGTGCCGTGCCAATGCCGGTGGGATCGGCGGGTGCGCTCGTCCCGCACGGCCACGTATCGCAGGTACAGGGTGCGGCCGCGCGACCGCTCCCGTTCCGCCGCCCGCTCGATCTGCGCCCAATGGCCGGCGGCCCGGCTGACCCGCATGTTGACGTCGTAGATCGTGCGCAGGCGGCGTGGCGAGCCGAGTTGGGCGGTCACCACCTTCCCTGTGGCCGGGTCGGTCACGTCCTCGCGACCCCACCAGCCCTTGGCCCGAAGGATCGGCGTCAGGCGCTGGCGCCAGCTCTCGAAGGTCTCGCCGTTTTGGAGGGCCTCGGTCAGGCTGGCGTGGATGTCGCCGAGAATATCGAAGCCCGTGGACTTGGCGACCGTGAACGCCTTGCCATGTTCGTCCTGCCACACGTCCTGCCAGGCGAAGGAGGGATCCAGCCGCCGCCCCCGGGTCGCCAGGGCGGCCAGGGCCTCCTCGGGCTGGACACCGAACGGCGAAACCTCAGGCATTGTCGCCTCCCGGGCTGGCCCCGGGCTCGCTCTCGCCCTCCAGACGGGCGGCGAACAGCACGCGCGCCAGGCTGTCGGTCAGGGCATCGGTGGGCAGGTCCCGCGCCAGGTCGGGCAGGGACGCCAGGAAGGCCTCCGCGTCCGGCGCGGCGGCGGCTGCCTCGCGGATGCGGGCGATGATGGGGTCGAGCACCTCTTCCCAGGTGTCCTCGACCTCAGCCAGCGTCGCGTCTGCCAGGGGGTCGGCGTCGTCGGCCGAGTTCTGCGCCTGCGCGCTGGTGGTCTCGTCTTTGGGGGGCTGATCCGCCGGAGGCTCGGGTGCCGGGCTCGATGCGGGCGCGGTCAGCAGCTCGGCGTTCTCGTCGGGGTCCGGGATACCCCACTTGTCGGCGACCCACGCGCGCTCGACCTTCAGGCCGAGCGGCACCAGGTCGACGATCACCGACCGCAACTCGGCCAGATCCTCCTGGTCGGGCCGCGCGATGCGGATGCGCGGGTAGCGCCGGCGCGGTCCCATGTTCAGATCGACGATGGGCCGCACCAGGTCGCGGGTCAGGGTGCTGGCCAACTGGCCGGCGTCCGCCTTCTCGATGTCCTCGCGCACCTGTTCGTGGGCCTGGGCGGTGCCCACGTGCTGGCCGACGTCGGTGGTGCCGGTCTGCCCCAGGACGGCCTTGCTGACCTGGCGGTCGATCCAGGTGGCCAGACGCTCGAACAGTTCGATATTGCCGGTGACCTTGGCCTCGATCAGTTCCACCATCATGCTTTCGGGGATGATGGCGGCGAGATCGCCCATCAGGTCGCGGACGGCGCGCAAAAGCACGGCCTTGTCGGCCGCCGAGGCCCCGGGGCCATACTTGCCGATGCGGATGGGCTTGCCGTAGGTCTCCGCGAACTGGATCCACGACCGGATATCGAAGTTCTTGAACAGGTACATCCAGGCCACCGGCCGGGCCAGGCCGCCCCGGATCGGCAGACCCGACTTGGATTTGTGCGTGTGCTGGATGTAACCGTAGGGTTTCAGGGGCTCAAGGACGCCGCCGGCGCCGCGCAGCATCAGGGTCCGCCCGTCTGCGCGGTCGAACTGGAACCAGCGAGGATCGCGCCATTCCAGGCGCGCCGGCATCCACGGGCCACCCGTGGTGTCCCAGACGATTTCGGTGGCGGAAAACCCCTTGCCGACGGCGTCAAGGACGTCGAACAGCTCCTCCTGGAGCGTGTCACGCCACAGGACCTCACGGACCAGGTCGGCCGCCTTCACGTCGTCGGCCTGGTCGCTGGCCGCCTCGACCGAGATGTCCAGCCCGGCGATCTGGTTCTTCCGCGTGGCCAGGACGGAGCGGTAATGGAGGTCCTTCTCCTCCATCTGCTCCGCTAGCTCCAAGTAGGCCGTGGCGTCGCCGTCCTCGGCTTCGCGCAACAGGCGGGCCAGGCGCCCCGGCGTCAGGCCATCCGCCGGATGCCCGGTGACCACCTGGCGCACGCCGGTGGTGGTCGGCACCGCCTCCTCTTTCCGGAGGCGGGACGTGTCGACGGGGTTGCCGAACTGATCGAGCAGACGGGCCATTTCGGGCTCCCTTACCAGGCACCGGCGCCGAAACCGATGCCCGGGGCATCGTCGTCCGGATCATCGTCTTCGTGGTGGTGATGGGCCGATCCCGCGCGCCCAAAGGCGGGGGTGTAGGCGTATTCACCGGCGCCGCCCATGGCCATCGACCACAGCATCTCCAGCGCGTCCGGCCCGTCGTCGTGATCGGCGTTCGGAAAGTGGGTCAACTGTTCGATCAGCGTCGTCTGGCTGGGATGCAGCAGGATCAGCCCACCGGTGACGTAGGGCTGGAGCGCCTCGATCCGCAGGGCCTTGTCCGTGTGCGGGGTGACGGCGACGGCCGGTACCGGGCAACCTTCCTTGACCGATCGCTCGATCAGGACCTGGCGCAAGAACTCCTGGAACTGCACGGCCTCGACCGCCCAGCGGACGCATTTGTAGGCCCGTTGAAGGGCGATTACGTCGGTGATGATCTTGTCCGGCACCCGTCTGCGGATCTGGGCCTCGACCACCCACAAGCGGCCGGACCTTTCGTCCTTCGCGCCCACCAGCAGCGCGGAGGGATCGCGGGACCGGTTGTTCTTACCCAACGATGGATCGCAGGCGCCGTAGTACAGCCACGTCCGCCCGATGGCGGCCCGGTCGGTCCAGTATTGGACCTGGTCAAACGTGGCATCCTCGGCGGTCGGATCGTTCTGATACTCGCTGGAAAACGCCGCCCGGCCGATGCGGGCGCGGATCGTCATCAGCCGGTCGAACGGCTGCACCTCCGGCCACAGCACCTCGGCGCCGGCCATCATGTCCGCCCGGTGTGTGTCCAGGAACTCGGCCGCCGCGTCCTGGCCCTCGTTGTGGAGAACACCCTCCCACTGGTCCCACAGGTCCATGCGGTCGGGCCAGCGGATCACCGCCCGGAAATGCGTCGCCCGCCACATCGGGTTCGCCAGCTTCCGGCTCAGCACGCCGTCCACGTGCAGCACGGTGCCGACGTAGATCAGGTCCATGGATCCGTCGGGCGGGCCGATCGGTTCCACCGCCCGATCCACCCATGTCTCGCGCTTGTCGCGTTGCTCGGGGCTGCGGACGTTCTCGTCGTTCTCGATGTCGTCTAGCACCGCTAAATCGGGTCTTTGGCTGCCGTGCCGGGCGCCTCGGATGCGCTTGCCCGCACCCCCGGCCTGCACCTTGGCGCCGCCGGCGGTGACGATCACGCCCACCTGCCACGTCGGCCCCTGGCCGACCGCCTGCGGGAAGTCGTGCGCCAGGCGCGGGTTGACCTCCAGTTCCGTCTTGATGCCTTCCAGCATCATCGCGGCAACCTCGATCGCGTCCGACAGGATCAGCACGTACCGGCGCCGGCGGGTCAGCAGGCACCACAACGGAAACAATTCGGTCCAATAGGTGCTCTTGGCGTTGCCCCTCGGTGCGGCCACGACTTCCCGCGCGCCGCCGGGGCCGTCGGCGATCTCGCCGGCGCGGCGGAAGATCCAGCGGTGGAAGGCGGAGGGTTCGGCCCGGCCCCGATGCGGGAAATACGTCCGGCAGAAGGCGCCGAAATCGGCGGTCGTTTTGGCGCGGCGGGTCTTGGTCGCGGCCGGCCGGCGGTCGAAGTCCCCCAGCTCCGACGCCTGGGCGATCTCGTCGCGCAGGGTCTGTGTGAAGTCCCGGATCTCGTCCAGGAAGTCCGCGCTGCCATAGCGGTTGACCGGGCGCCGGGCCATGCGTCACCCGTACTTCTTGGCGACGTGGGTGGCGAACGGCTCCAGCAGCTCCAACATGGCCTCGACGTGCTCGGGGTAGTGCTCGCGGGTGAAGCCGGCCAGATCGCGCAGCAGCTCCGTCGCGACGGCGTAGCGCGCCAGATCGGGGCTCGCCTTGGCCACCGCGTTCATCGTCTTGGTGAAGGCATCCGACAGACGCGACAGCGCCTCGGCCCGGTCCATGGCCGGGATCTCCGGGTTGTCGCGCAGGTCCGCGACGGTGGCCTGGTACAGGGTCAGGAAGTCGGAGAGGACGAGCTGGGCGATCGTGCCGGCGCCTTCGGACGACAGGCTGGCGGCGGCGCGCGCCCGATCCCAATCGTCGCCCGACGCCGCCGCCTGTGTGCGCCAGCGCCGCACCGTGGCGACGCCGATGTCCAGGTGATCGGCCGCGCCCTCCAGGCTCATGCGCTGGAACACATAGGCGGACCGGGCGGCCTGGCGCGTCTCCGGATCGTGGGCCATGTCAGCCCCCCAGGATGGCGCGGGCACCCGCGCCGGCCAGGCGCATGACGGTCTCGGGCGACGGCGCGTGAATGCCCGGCACCGTCTCGCGCCCCTGTGCCACCAGCCGGCCGCGCGCCGTGATGGTGTGGCGCGCATCCACGAGGTCCCGTTCATGCAGCCACGTGAGTTGGTCGGTCACGTCCGATACGGTGACCTGGAGCGCCACGGCCGCGAGCGCGGCCTGGATGTCCTCGGCACTCCCCGCCGGCGGCGCGACGCCGTCCACGGTCTCCAAGCCCTGGGCCACCTCCACACCCGGGGTCAGCAGCATGGCGCCCAGCACGCCGCGTTCGCGGGTGCGCCGCACGAGTCCCTGATCGGACAGCCAGGCCAGATCGTCGACGACCGTGGCCCGGGGCAGGTTCAGCACCTCGGCCAGGAGACTGACATTGGCCCCCCGCCCGGGCATTTCCGCCAGTGCCCACAGGACGTGAGCGCGCCGCAGGGCATCGGGAGACGCCTTCGCCAGCACGATCAGCATGGCCAGCCGCACGTGTGCGATCCACTGGTCACGGAACGACGTCATCGGTCGGACCCCTCGTTCAGCTCATGCCGGACCAACAGCTGCACCTGTTCCCGGATCCAGACGTGTGTCTCCCGCACGGCGGCCATCTCGGCTCGCAGGGCGGACATGGTCTCGCGCACGTCCTGGAGGTCCCGGGCCGTGGGCAGGTATGCCAGGTGGCTCTCCACATTGGCAAACCGGGCCTCACCCCGATCCAGGCGGCCGGCGATGTCGGCGTGGGCCTGCTTGTGATCGGCCTGCCAAGCCAGCACGTCGCGGCGCAGGGTGTGCACATCAGTTTGCGACGCGAACACCCGGCCCAAACGCCACAACACGCCGGTGATCAACAGGCTCAGCACCAGGGCCGCCAATGGCGCCACCTTGCCCGACCATTCAATGACGTCCCACACGTCCATCACACCCCCGTCCGTCGCTTGCGGGTGGCCCGCACCTCGGCCGCCGCCTGGCAGGCCGCACAGCGGGTCGCGCCGGGCCGGGCGGCCCGCCGAGCCGCCGGGATCGGCTGGCCGCAGCTCACGCACCGTGTCGTCGGCGTGGCGGTGGTGGGCGCGGGGGGCATGGTGCGTCGACGAGCCAGGATCGCGCCCCGCTCGGCCTCGACGCGATCGGTCACGATGTCCACGACGTCAGCCACCGGCGGCCCCCACCAGACAGTCCCGCGCGGCCTCGGCCGCCGCCATCACGTCGTCCCACTCCGGGCTGGTCGGGTCGCGGCCCTCGGCCACCATCAGCGCCAGGTCACCCTTCAGGCCCGCCAGCGCGGCGCGCAGGTGGGCATAGCCGACGGCCACCTGCAGCGCGCGGTCGACCGCGTAGGCCGCCATGCCGGCCGCGCCACCGCCCGCGACCTCAGAGGCGTCTACGGTCACCTCCAGCACCTGTGTGGCCAGCCCGGTCATCAGGCCGGACAGCGCGGCCAGGCCGGCAGCCGGGTCACCGAAAGCCCCGTAGGCCCGGGCCTCGACCAGGGCCTCATAGGCCGCGTCGCCCGCCTGGGCGAGGCGGGCCGAGGCGCCGGAGAGCGCCGTCGGCGTCTGGACGTACTCGCACGCCAACCCGCCGATCACGCCGTAGGCGCCGGCGGCCCGGTAGACGCGCTGCTGCGTCGTCTCCACCGCGCCGAGCCAGCGATCGGCGACCGAATTGCCACAGCCGGACAACCACAGGCTTGCGGCGACCACGACACCCACCAGGGCGACGCGGACGCCCCACAGCAGGCGGTTCAGGGTTCGCAGGGTCATACTCATCCCTCCATCACACGGCGGAGCTGCTGCCAGCAGCCCTCGCACAGGACACACAGCGCGGCGGCCGTCTCGGCCTCCAGCGTCAGACCGGCGAGCTGATCCAGCAGCCCCACGGCCACCAGCGCGGCGGCGGCGCCCAGCCCCAACTGGGGCGCGGCGGCGGCGCGCTGGGCCTTGGACATTTCCGGCCCGCTGGGGCCGGGGGTGGGTTTCGTCGGCATCAACCCTCCTCCTCATCGCGCAGCGCCATGGTGACGATCTCGAGGGCAGACAGGATCTCGTCCGCGCTCAGGCCGGTCGCCCGGGCCTTGGCCACCACCTCATTGAGGCGGTCCTCCACATCCGTCTGGGTCATATCAGTCCTCCTCCGGCCAGAACCGGGCGCGCGTGCGCCAGCCGCGCCGGAACACGGCGAGGCTGGGGCGGCGCTCGATCAGGTCGCGATAGAACGCATACTGCCGGCGGCACATCGCCGCGCGCAGGCAGGCGGTGGCACAGGCGTCAAGCGCGGCGGCGGTGGCCGGGCCGAGCACGCCGTCCACGGTCACGGGACGGCCGCAGTCGGCGGCGGCCTCCTGCGCGATCCGCACGGCGCGCGACATGCCCATGTTGATGCCCATGTCGATCAACTTGATCGCGGGGGCGCTTTGGTGGATCAGGTTCAGGCGGTACCGGTCCCACCACCGCTCGCGGTAGTACCGCGCGGCGTCGTCAGGCGTCAGGGCGCGGACGTCGGCGGCGTCCACGTCGCCGTCCCGGTCGACATCCCAGTCCAGCAGGCCGTCGCCGTCCAGGTCACCCTGGGCGCGCAGGGTGCGCAGGCTCATCCCGTACTTGGTGGCGCCGCCGGGATCAGCGGCGTGATCAACGTAGCCACCCTCGTGGCGCATGATGTAGTGCAGCGCCTCGGGGAAATGGTCATGGGGCTCGATATGCGCGGACACGGCGGGGCCTCCCTCACGGCGTGGAGCGTGGGGAGAGCATCGCAGGCGCGCGCGCACGGCGCGCCCGGACGCATGTCCGGTCAGTCCGTATCGGGAGGGGAAAACAGGTCGAGCTGGCGCGGATCGGCCCGGCCCATGTCGGCCAGCAGGCGGCGCACGTGGCGCTGTGTCAGGCCGACGGCCTGGGCGATGGCGCCCAGCGGCTCGCCGCTGTCATACATGCGCCTGATCATGGCCCGATGGTGGAGGGTCCGGCAAGAGGGCACGCAAATCCGCTCACCGCCGCGCCGCTCGATCAGCGCCGTCGCGTGCTCGCCCATGGCCTGGACCAGCGGGTGCTCGGGGTCCGCGCGGACCGGCACATACAGGTCCAGCCCGCCGCGCACCTGGACGAGGCGGACGGCCGCCGCCTCGCCGATCTCCTCGGCCAGGTCCAGATATGACTGCGGCAGGGTCATTCGGCGCCCCCGTCCCCGGCCGCCGTCTCCCCGTCCAGGCGGGCGATCCACTGTTTCAGGGACTCCACCAGCAGGCGCAGGTCGTTGTTGGACAGAATGTCCGGGTCCAAGAGGACGTCGGCGCCCGGCTGGAGCTGGCGGCCGCACCAGGTGCGGAGCGCGGCGCGCCGATCGGCGGCGGATTTGGCACGCACGGCGCCGCGCCGGCACAGCTCGCCCCATTGGGCGTGGACCTTGCGCGCCAGCGGATTGGCGGCGGGCCGGTAGGGTTTCCGCCGCCCGCCGCGCAGCCGGTCATATTCGGCCAGCACGGCGCCGAGCTGCGCGTCCGTCATCTCGCGGGCGGAGCGGCACCCGGTCAGGCGGTGCATCAGATCGCGCCGGGCCTCGTCGTCCAGGCCCAGCTCGCGGGCGCCGGCGTGGATCGCGCGCATCCGTGCGGATCGGTCGCTCATGGCCTCCCCCTCCGCGTCTGGGCCTGGGCGCGCCAGCCCCCGTCCGGCCGGGGCGGGGCGGCCACGCCGAACTGATCCTCCAGCCCCGTCGTGCCGGCGGCAGGCCCCGGCGGGCAGTGTGTGACCTGGCCGCCGTTGGCCAAGTACGCCGCCACGGCCTCGGCGCGCTCGGCCGCCGGCGTGCGGGTCGGCGGGAGCGGCCGGCCGAACCGGAAACCACGACGGACCGGCGCCGGCGCCGGTGCCGGTGCCGGAGGTGGTGGTGGTGGTGGGGCGGACTCGGACTCGGACACGGGCTCAGGCACCGGCGGTGGCGGCGGCGGTGGCGGGGGGCACAGCGCGGTGACGGCGCGCGCGGCCGCCTGATAGGACACGCCACAGCGCACCGCGATCGAGACGGCATCGTGCCCCCAGGCCAGCAGGGCGCGGACGCGCGGGGCCGAGATGTGGCTCATGGCTCGGCCCTCCCCTCGACGCGCAGCACATGGGTGGCGGTGACGCTGAGATTGGCGCCGCTCGGATCGCGGCGACGCCAGACGAAGCGGATGGACACCCGCCCGTCCTGGCGGCGGTATGGCCGCACGCGCGGATCCAGCGCATAGCCGTCGGCCACCAGCACCTGGTGCAGATCGGCGGCCTCGCTGATCAGGCCCAGCAGGCTCGGCGCGTCATGCGGCGGCAGGTGTCGGCCACAGCGGGGAATGCGGCGGCGAGAGGTCATGACGGAACCCTCCGTCGTGCCTGACGCCACCAGGCGCGTTCCTGGCGTCGGCCCAGGCAGTGCCACAGCGCCAGTTCGAAGTCTCCGTTGGTGCTGGACAGCGCCCGCGCGAGATCGTCCTCGGAGGTGGCCTTGATCAGCCGGGCGAGCTGGCGGCCGTGCCCGGCGCGGGCGCGCTCTGTCGCCCGGACCAGGTCCGCCTCACCCCAGTCCCACCGCGCGCTCATGTCACCCACCCGTCACGCCAAAGCGTGTGGATCGCCTCCAGGCCCCGGTGCCCCCGCTCCCACACGTACCAGGCGTGGGGGATCGGTACGTTGCCGCCGCGCTCCTCGGGCGGGATGCTGAACAGCCAGCAGGTGGCCCGGTCCCCGCACAGCCAGATGCGCGCCGGCGGCCGACGGAGCCACCATTCTCGCCGTTCACGGCTCTCACGCCACGCGAACCGCTGGAAGCAGACGATCTTGCGCGCGCCCAGCGCGGCCGCATGGTCCACGAACTCACAGGCCAACCTGAACGGCGGGTTCATGAAGACGCTGAAGGGCTCCTCAGACGGCGGCTCCGTCAGGCGGAGAAAGTTTTTCTCTCCGGATTGACCATCGTAGCCCCAGTCATGCAGGTCGGTGGACAGCACCGCGTATCCCGCCGCCGTCGCCGCCTCGCTCAGGACTCCCGTGCCGCAGCACGGGTCCCAGACGCACGGGGTCAGGATCTCCACGTCCAGGATGCGCGCCGCCGCCCAGGCCGGCGTCTCGTAGCACTCGGCCGCGCGCGCCTGCTGTTCCAGTGAGGCGTATTCGGGCGCCGGGGTCACGCCCGCCAGGTGCTCGAACAGGGAGGATTGGGTGCTCATCACGGCCGCCCCTCTGACTGGGCCGGCTGCGCCGGTGGGGCGGCGCGACGCCGCGCCCAGTACTTGCACGCGGGCGTGTGGCTCTCGGCCGTGCCCAGGCGCGTGGCCGGCAGGCAGGTCTGTTCCGCCACCTTCTCGCACACCATGGCGACGCGCTGGCCAGGGCGCGGATCGACGACAGACGGCACCCAGTGGTCGCAGGTGGCGCAGCGCTGGCCGGCCGGACCGGAGCCGGCGACATTGGCATAGGTCGGTTTGGGCATGATGGCCTCCTACCAGTCGGTTAGATCGTCGATGGAGATCCCGCGCAGGCGGCTGATCGCCGCCACCAGGGCCTCGTGCGTGCCGCCGCAGGCGAGGTACGCCCGCACCAGCGCCTCGGCGTCCGGCGGGCCGTCGGGCGACGCGGGGGTCCCCCGCTCCGGCGCCAGCACCGCCAGCGCCCGGCGCCACGCCGCCCGCGCGCGGCGCTGCACGGCCGTGCCCTGCCGTCGCACCAGAGGCTCGACGGACAGCGCTAGGTCCAGCAGGGCGGCGCGGGGGTCCATGTCAGCCGTCCAGCACCGTGCCGGCCGGGAGGTCCGGACGGAAAAAGCCCAACTTCCCGCGACAGGCCACGAACGGCAGCGGGCGCGGATCGCGCAGCACCCATCCCCAGGGGCCGCACCACCACCGGCTGTCGGAGTGGTCGAGACAATCGACGATCTCCACCGACCCGACGATGCCGCCCAGGGGCAGACCAAGACGCCGGATCGTTTCCGGGGCCTCAACCGTCGTGAGGCCGGCGTGGATTAGAACGCGGCCCCGGACTTTGGTCGGCCACGACCGATTCTCGACGTCCTTGCCGTCGTGCAGGATGTGATGCGCCCATGGCTGGCGGATGGAGATGGCGATCACGGCATCACCTCAATCTCGGGCATGTGGCCGAGCGCGCGCCGGATCAGGTGATCCAGGCGCGTTTCCAGCCACTGGGCATGGAAGGCGTGCGGCGCCCACATCTCCGTGACCTGGCCGTCTGACCCGGTCTCGATCCGGCACGGGCGGATCCAGCGGTCATAGGCTCCCCGGTCCATGCCGGCGTCGCGGAAGTGCGGCCACCACAGGTCCTCGGCCTCGGGAGGCTCGAAGGTCGGCCCGGCGGGCACTTCGGGCGGATCCTGAAACGCCTCGTCCTCGAACCTCCGATCCCGAAGCCACGTTTTGGCGTGGGGGATGTAGGTCCGCTCCAGTTGGCGCTCCCGGCACTGGTCCGCGTGGCGCTGGGCGGCGCGGACCAGGAACGCGGGATCGACACCCCCGGCCGGGCCAGCGCCGATCAGCCGGGCGAACACCTCCCGCGCGGCGGCCTTGCCGTCCTTACGCGGATACGCCGCCCAGAAGGCCGCGAACGCCGCCTCCTGCGCGGTCGTCAGTTTCGCGGGGGGCTTCATGCCGCACCATCCCCGGCCGGCTCGGCCTGGTGGGCATCCTGCCTGTGCATCGTGTCCAGCGCCGCGATCAGCAGAGCGGCGGCCTGGATTATGTCGCACCGGGCCGTGTCGCGGTAGCCGGGTCCCTGAAGGCGCAGGTCGATGGCCGCCCCCTCCACCCGACCGCGCGCCAGATCCAGCAACGGGCGCGGGCCGAGCTGATCGGCCGCCTCCCCCGAGTACCCCAGGTCCACCACCTGCCGGGCGCGCTCGACCAGCGCGGCGGCCGCGCCGGGGGAGATGCGCAGGAGGCTGTACAGCCAATCCTGGGTATGGGACTCGTGGTCGCACCAGCACGGCACCCGGTCAGCAGATGTCATGCGTGCCACCACAGTGATTGCGGCGTCGGAGACCCCGCCTCGCGGATCCGCCACATCGATCATCGGCATGACCCGCCCCTCCCTACGCCGCCGTCTCGACAGCGGCGGCGTCCTTCAGCAGGGCATCCACCATCTTGTCGATCTCGCTGTCGGTGACGCGCACGACCACCTCGTCGCCGGCCTCCACGACCGTGACGCCGATGCGGCGCAGCTCGGCGACCGAGAGCTGGTTCAGGGCGCCCTTGACCGGGGTTTCGCTGGTCTTGACCAGGGTCTCGACCTGATCGGGGAAGTGCTTGCGGATCAGATCGCAGACCTTCGCGGCGTCCGCGTATTCCAGCTTTCCCTTGCCCTTCGCAAAACCGACCTTGATGCCGTGCAGGGTGAGAGTCCGGGGCGACTGGAACAGGTCCGACGCCTCGCCCACGGCGGCGGCCAGCCGATCCCGCGCGTTGGACGCGCCGTCCACCAGACGGCGGATGCGGGCCAGGTGCTGGCGCTTGACCCGCGCCATCTCCTCCTCGACCGCGCGGACCTCGTCCGCGAGCTTGCCGTGGGCCTCGCTGTAGGTCTTGGCGAGGGCTTCAATGTCTCCCAGGGTGGGCATTAGCGTCTCCTCAACAGGCGTTTGAACAGTCTCTGAAGGGCATTCGGGCGCCGCCTCGGCGGCACCGGGACCAGCGTCCCGCCCACCAACAGGCGCACCGGCACGCCGGCGGCAGGACGGCGCGCGTCCACGATGATGTGCGCCGGCCGGGCGCGGCGGGGTCGGCTGGCGGCGGTCATGACGCGGGCTCCTCGGTCGGCGCCGGCGCCACCATGGCCCGCACGGCCTCCATCCGCGCGGCCACCTCCGGGTCGCCGGCGGCGCGCTGCGCCGTGCGTCGGCACGCGTGCATCACGGTGGTGTGGTCGGACCGCCGGAAGGCGCGCGCGATCGCCGGGTAGCTGGCCAGGGTCAGGTCACGGGCCAGCGTCATCGCCGCCTGGCGCGCCGCCACGATTCGGCCCGCCCGGCGATCCGACAGCAGGTCGAGGACCGACACCCCCCACACGTCGGACGTGGCGAGGACGATCCGCCGGATCGGCGGCGGGAGTGGTGCGGGGGACGTCATGACGCACCTTCCCCGGCCGGCGCCTGGACGTTCAGGGCGATCACCGCAGCGCTGAGGGCCTGCAACTGCTCACCCACCGACCCCACCACCGGCACGCCGGCGGCGATGTGGTGCGCCAGCTCGACCGCCCGAGCGCGGCTGTCGCCACCGACCAGGGTCACCGCGCCGTCGTCGCCGATGTCGACGGTGACAAACAGCATGTCGCCGGCCGTCTGTTCGGCGGACGCGGAGACAGCCTCCAGCCGCAGGCCCCAGACCTCCCGACCGGGGCCGATCTGCCGCGCCGTATGCAGGACCGCCGACACCGGCCGGTCCTTGGGCCGCACACCCAGGCGCAGTTGGACGCGCTCCCCAAAGGCCACCGGCCGACGCCGGGGTGGGGAGGAGACAACGCTGGGGCTCATCATGCCGCGTCACCTCCCGTGTCCGCCGCGCGCCCAAGAGTCCGCACGACGGCCAGGTGCCCCTGGAACTCGGCCTCGGCCGCGTCTTGGGCCTCGGCGCGGCGCCGCGCGTCGTCGAGGGCACGAATACAGCGGATCTTCGCGTCGCGGCTCAGGGCCTCCGAGAGGTCCACGACCGGCACCACATCACACCCACTGCCGGGCGCGAGGTCGGCGAGCGAAAAGACTGGCACCACGTCCAGGTCGATGACCTCGGGCGGCGGCTCCGCGCCGGTCCCGCTGACCGTGATGTGGGCGGCGATCTCCGGCCAGTCGGCCGTGGCGGCGCCGGGCAGCGGCCCGCCGGCCGTCTCCATCGCCTCGGCCTGGGCGATGCAGTCGGACATCGCGCGCGCCCAGTCGGCCAACACGCCGATGGTGGGCATCGGCCGGCCGCCGGACAGGGTGGCGCAGATCACGTCATGCAGGCTCTTCAGGTCATGGCTCAGCATCACTCATCCTCCTCGCTTTGAAACACGGGACAGTCCTTGCACGCCCGGCGCATGGCCATGCGGTGGGAGCTGGTCGCGGCGGCATCGGCGCGGGCCTTGACCTGCCAGTCCCAGCAGGCCTCGGCGCTGATCTCCCCGCCCACCCCGGGGCACTCCCAGGCGTCGGCGATCAGCGCGGCCGAGACGGCGGCCAGCACGGCGTCCATGTCGCCGGGGTAGGCCCGGCCCAGCACCTGGTTGATGACGGTCGGGCTGTAGTGGCCCCGGCCGTCGCGGCGCCGGATCGTCGCGGCGACGCGGCCCTGGCTGGATCGGTCGCAGGCTTCGGCCAGGGCGCGGACCGACGCCGGCATGTCGTCGCCCCAGGCGGCGCTGGCGCGGGCGATCGCGCGTCCATCACCCATGGCCACCCCCCGCGACGTCTACCGACGCCTCGCCCATGAACTCATTGCGGTTCGGGTCCCAGACGGCATGACTGATCCGCGCGATCATCGGCGCCGCCGGCCCGGTGTTCATGCCGGCCCGCAGGGCGTAGCGGGTCAGCGTGCCCGTGCCGGGCTTGTGCCCCGGCCGGCCCTCCTCGACGACGCGCAGATATCCGGCCCGGCACAGATGGCCCAGATAGCAGTGCGCCGCCCCACGACTGACCGGACGCGTGTCGGTGGACGCCATGACCGCCATGTCGTCGGCCGTGACCCCATCGCGCCCGATCATCCGCAGGGTGCGCCACATAGCCTCCTGCCCCGTGGGCGGGCTCTCCGTGCCGTCGCGGCGCAGGCGCGGCGCTTCCGGCCCCGCGTCGCGGACCAGGCACCACAGGGCCGCCCTCGCGCGGCTGGTCCGGCCACCCTCGCGCTCCACGTGTCCCACGCGCTCCACGTATCCGGCGAGCTCCAGACGCCGGACATAGTCGCGCACGCTGTCGGGCGCCTGGATGTCGGTGTCGATCCAGATGTCGCGCACGGTCCACGGCGCGCCGCGCCGCTCCCGGATCGCCTCCCAGATGCCCTGATGCCCGCGCTTGACCTTCACGCGCAGCGCGCCCTCGATATGACAGGGGTGCCGGCTCATGGGCGGCCTCCCCGGGCGGGCACCCGCTCGCCGGCGCGCATGGACGGCACCTGACCGGTGTACAACTCGCGCTCGCCCCAGCTGGCGAGGCCCACCGTGTCCCAGCCCTGGGCCAGCGCCTCGGTCGCCACCTGGTGCAGGTTGACCACCGCCCGCCGGATGCGCCCGGCCGACGCGGTGGTGACCCGCTCGATCAGGTCCGCCGCGATAACTAGGTCCGGGTAGTACAGGCGGGCGACCGTCGCGACGTCCTCGGCCGTCACCGGCTCCGCCGCCGCCCATTGCAGCACGCGGTTGTGGGTGCGCTCCGACCGCGCCGCGATCATCTGCGGCAACGCCTCCTCGCCCACCAGGATGATCGGCACCCCCGCCCGATCCGCGATTTCGCGCACGGTCTCGATGTACCCGCGCCGCACGACGTGGTCGGCCTCGTCGATGATGACCGGCCGGTCCTGCGCCTCGCAGGCCATGATGATCCGGTCCACCACGTCGGCCGCGCGGCCGCGTCCGTCCACGCCCACCTCGACGGCCAGCACGGACAGGAACCGCGCCCGCGTCCAGCTCTCGCCGCATTCCACGTACCGCGCGCGGGTGCGGTGGGCGGCGTGGGTGGCTGACCAGGTCTTGCCCAGGCCCGAGTGGCCGTAGAACACGCCCAGGCCCGGCAGGTGCCGGGGCCGCTGGACACACGCATCCACCAGCGCGCCGAACCGCAGTACATTGGTGAGCGGCGCTGTGGTGGCGTTGACGGTGGGCTGTTTGTCGGTCATGCTTCCCTCGTGTGCTGTTGATGGCCCGTGTCGGGGATGCCGCCCCGCGCGGGCCGTTTGCTTAGGCGGACGCCTGTCCGCCACCCAGGCCGGACAGGAAGATGTCCGCGCCCCATTCCTCCAGCGCCGCTTCGTGGCTCCGGTATTCCGGCGTCTGCGAATACCCCCGCGCCCAGCGCAGGGCCTCGGCGTCCACCGGTCGGCCGGCGGCGTGTGCCTCCAGCGTCTGGTGGGCGCGCCACCAGCGCTCTTTCGGGGTCTCGTCTCGCTTGGGCGGCGCGGCCATCTCGGCCGCCAGCCGCTCTTTCGCGGCCAGCTCGTCGGCCGTCAGTTCGCGCGGCGCCGGCGCCGGCGGTTCGGCCAGCAGGATCGGCGCGGCGCTCTCGTCGCGCAGGGCCATCGCGTCCTGCGCCGTGGCGCGGCGCTCTCTGGCCTGCTGCACATCGTCATCGTTGAAATACGGGCGCGTGTTGCCGTTCTCGGCCGCCTCGCAGATCAGGCGCCCATCCAGATCGCGGATCCACACCCGGCCCATGTCGCGCGGGTCGTACTCGACGCGCACTTCCTGGCCGTGCATGTCCAGGTCATCCAGGGTCTGCGAGAAGTATTTCCGCGCGCCGAGCTGCACCCACGCCCGGCGCACCGTGCGGATCTCATGCGGCCGGAACAGGTCCCGCGCCTCGGCCTCGCTCAGGCGCGGCGGCACCACGCCCAGATCGTCCGCCGACGGTAGCAGCGCGACCCACTGTTCGGCCGGCGTGCGATGCCGCATCTTGCCCGTCTCCGGGTCGCGGACGCGGGGCAGGCTGCTGTGTGGCCGGTTGTTGTAGCGCGCCCGGCAATCCTCGACCCATGCCAGGAAGGCGTCCCAGGTCTGAATGACGGGGGAGTGACCGTAGGTTTTGATGTCCTTCCGCGAGGCTTTAAACGCGATTTGCTTGGCCTCGCGGTCCATATCGTGCCCGACATAGGCCGCCGACTGCCGCGCCGGCGCGATCAGGCCGGTCTGGTGGAACCGCTCGATCACGCCCCGGGCCTGCGAGTTGTACGGGATCGAGTTCCGGCTGGTGATACCCAGCCGGGCCATCAGGCCCGTCACCGGGTCGTTATGGGCGCGATTTCGAAATCCACAGCCATTATCGACGTACCAAATGGCCGGGATCCCGGCGCCAACCACCGCTGTCCGCAGCGCCGCCGCCACCAGCCACTCGGCCTCGTCGGTCCAGGCCGACCAGCCCACCCAGGCCCGCGTCGCCACATCCAGCACGCTGATGATCTCCGGCCGCTTCGGCCGGCTCGGGTCGAGCGGGTGCGCCACCTCGCGATCGTGACGGTGGCCGTCCGACGTGTACACGTCCCCGGGCAGCAGGTGGTCGAAGCTACGGATTGCCAGCGCCCTGAACCGCTTCAGGTCGCGCGGGCCGACCCGGCCCTTGTTCTTGCCGACCGCCCCCAGGCTGGCGATGAACCGCCGCGCCTGGTCATAGGACGGCGCCGCCACCGGCGCGGTCTCCGGCCACCATTCCAGGCACGCCGCGATGGACGGCTTCTGGGGCCGGAGATACAACTTCATCAAGGGATAGGCCCACGCTGGCGCCTCTCGCGGCAACTCCTCGGCCGGCGCCAGGGCGGTGATATCGCCCGCCGCCCGCGCCGCCAGCCACCGCTGGACCGACCGCAGCGACAGCACGCGCGAGCCCGAGGAGCCGCGCCGGGCATTGGCCCGGGGCACCATGCGCATGAGATGCTCGGGCAGCTTCCCGGCCCGCGCCTGATCGACCAGCGCCTGCGCCGCCTGCCGCTCCGACAGGCCGTATTCCAGGCACAGCCGATCCACCTCCTGGCACAGCGCCGCGCGGGCATCCATGCACGACCGCGTTCCGTCGCGCATGTCCGCCGGATCGCGCTGCCCGCGCTCGGCCGCCACCACCGCCGGCGGCGGCGCCTCGGCCGCCAGCTCGCGCCGCGCCAGCGCCGCCCGCGTCGTCTCGGGCAGCGCCGAGACCGGGTACTCCCGCCCGCCGCCCCGCCCCTGACGGGGACGATAGGGCCATTCTTCCCGCCGGGCCTTGATCTGCACCGCCCGTTCCGTGCCGGGCATGTCGGGCAGGGCGAGCTCCGCCAGTTCGGCGGCCGTGTACCAGCGATCTGGGGTGGGCAAGGCCGGCATCACCGGTGCCCTCCGCGCCAGGCGCGCCGCGCGATTTTCCGCTTGGCCTCCAGATGCTCGATCTGCTCGGCCGTCATCGCCTCCTCGACCGCCCCCAGGTACCGGTCGGGGATCACCGCATAGCCCAGCCGCCGCAGCTCCTGCGCCACCACCCGCACGTCGCCGGTCACCTCCATCAGGGCGATGGCCCGCGCCAGACTGATCGCGTGATCGCCGCGCGACGGCGCGGCGTACCCGTCCAGGGTGTTCTTGGGCATCCGGTGCCCCAGCACCGCCCCCATTGCCTCGGCGATCTCCTCGCGCGACCGCCCGTCGTCGCTCAGCGTCCGGCTCACCGCCTGGGCGATCCGCTGGTCCAGGTCCGGGCCGCGCGGCGCCGTGTCCCCGTCGTAGTGGACGGTCACGTCCGGCGCGGTCCAGTCGTCCAGCAGGTCGAGCGTGCGGGCGTCGGCGCGATCTTTCATGACGTGGCGCCCCCAAAAAGACGGGCGGGCGCCCCGCGCGAAACGGAGTCGCCCGCCCGCAGGCTCGGCATGAGCGCCCGGACGGCCGCACCCCTGGCGCGCGTGGAGGCATACGCGCGCGTGATGGAGACAACCGTCCGGGCGATCCCTACACTCGGGGTTGCCACACCACCGAGGAGGGAACTGTGATCAAGATCGAAATGACCGGAATACGTCTGTTTGCGACCCGTGCTCGGGAACACGTTGCAGCGTTCGAAATCTTCGACGACGAAACCGGCGACCGCGTCGGCCGCCTGGACATCGCGGTCGATGCGGTGGAGGGAGGATTGGGCGCCACACACGTTCGAGCCTGGGATCGCCTGAAGGCCGCCAAATTGGTCGAAGGCATCAATCATGACGACGAGCCTTCGGCGCCGACGTGACCTGGCGCAGGTCACCGATCTCGCGCGTGAGGTCTTCAACCGCCCAGGCTAGGCGTTCCGTGGCGCGTGTCAGGCGGTCCAGATCGGAGCCACGAGGGCGCCTCTTCCCGCCCAGGGCCAGCGCGCACCAACGCAGCCACCCCGTGTCAAACACGATGCCCGAGCCCCCTTCCGACACCGAGGGTTTCCCGCTGCGGCGCCGCTCGCCCCTGACACGATCCGTGCTCATGCCGCGTGCTCCTTTTGCCGCTGACCACCGGGGGCGGTCTGTGTAGGGTGATGGGGTAGGCGCCGCTTCCGGGGGTGCCGGACCTGCGCCAGACGCCGGCCGGTCTCGGGGGACCAGCGCTCGGGCCACACGTCCCGGGGCGTCAGCCCCAGGGCCTCGGCCAACACCGGCTCGATGTTGGCGTTTGGTGCGTCGATACAGGCGGCAATCGTCTGCGGCGCCACGCCGACCTCCCGGGCCAGCGCGCGCAGGGTCCAGCCCCGCCCGCGCAACCGCTGGATGATCCACACCCGCCGCTCGGCGGGGTTTTTTGGGACCGCAATGGGTGTCGCTTCCTGTGTCATGGGAGGGAGCCGATTGCCATTTTCGGGCACACGCAAGCGTGAATTTCCGTTTCGGACTTCCGTCGTTCCCGAAATCGGCATTACCGCTCGCAATACGTTGAAAACGATGGAAAAAATGGAAGTCCGAAACGCGCACCGCTCCCTTGCACAAATTTCGGAGTTCGGGCCGTGAACTCCGAAATGGACACGGATGCCGGCTTTCGCGCGCGGCTCGGCGACCTGGTGGGCAAAACACCGCCGTTTCAGTGGGCGAAAGGCGCTGGCGTCCCCACCAGCACCTGGAACCGCGCGTGGAACGAGGGTGGCATACCCAAGGCGCCGCACTTGGTGCGGATCGCCCAATACGCCGGCGTCACGGTCGACTGGTTGCTCACCGGCGAAGGCCCGATGCGCCGGGACCAGGTCGCGGCCGAGTCCCCGCCCGAACCGGAGCCCGAGCCGGCCCGCCAGACCGTCGCCGAGCGCGTGCGGATCCTGCGCGGCACCATGCTCCTGGAGCGGTTCGCCGCCGATGTCGGTCTGAAAGTCGTGGAAATTCAGGCCCTTGAGGCCGGAGCGAGCGAGGACCGCCGGCACCTGGAGGCGATCGCCACGGCCATCGGCGTCCGCCTCGACTGGCTGCTGACCGGCGCCGGCCCGGCCCACATCCGCGCCGCGCCCGAGTCGCCGTCCGCCCCGTCCGGCGCCACCACGGCGGGCGCCACTGACGCCGACCTTTTAGGCCTGTGTTTGGAGGGATTACAGCGCGTTTACAGGGAGTTAAACGCCCGGATCGACGACCGCTCGGCCGGCCGGCTGGCCGCCCGCCTACACGACGACGTCCTGGCCGCGTGCCAGGGCAACGCGGATGCCCAACGCGCCGCCCTCAACATGGGGTTAGCCCAACTGCGCCGCGACGTATTGGCGTCGCCAACGACCGCCGAGCATGGTAAACACTCGGCTTGAGGTTGGTTCGCGCCTGACCCTACGTTGCCTAGCGCGATTTCGCGTGTGCAATCAACGTTCCGCACGTATACCTTCGGTCTATCTGTCTTTCGGAGGCCCCCATGCCCCGCCCGCTCTTCTCCGCCACCCTCCTCGCCGCCGCTCTCACCCTGGCCACCCCGGCGGTCGCCTACGACGATCCGGAGTCCGCGCGTGCCGAAAGCGCCCAACTCCTCGGCATGATGGCCCTTAACGGTAAGGGGTTCTTGATGCTAAGTGGCGACGAAGACGATATGATCGCCGGCGCCAAAACGGCCGTAAGGCAAAAGCTACGCGACCCGGACAGCGCGCAGTTTCGCAATATTCGAATTGTAGAACACACCGCTGGCAAGCTCGTGTGCGGCGAAGTTAACGCCCGCAACGTCTTCGGCGGTTACGTCGGTTTTCAACTGTTTGCGTCCAGCGGCCAGTCCGCCCGTATTTTATTTACCGACCTGGATCCCGCGATTGAGGCGGCCCTTAACGCTCCGCTTATGGAGGCCTGCGGCGATTGACCGCGCTTGATCGGCGATCGGTCGTGTGCCAATTCCCTGCCGATCGCCGATCAAATCCGATCAGAGTGTGCCAAATCCATTTTTGCCCGTCGGCCCAAATTTTTTAGGTATCCCAATATGTTCCGGTAAATCTTTCAATATCCCGCCTGTGCCATACCGATCACCCCCCCACAGGGACGGACGGGGTGTAAGCGGCCGCTCTGGGCCGCGGGGATTGGGGCTTGGGGTTACGCGGCAGCGGTGTGGCGGGCGTCGGTTGCGCGCCAGTTCCAGGGCAGCAGTTCGTCCAGGCGGTTGATCTTGTGATCGTTGATCCGGGCCAGGATGTCGGTGAGGTAGGCCTCGGGGTTCAGGCCGCTCATCTTGGCGGTCTCGATGAGGGTCATGGCGTCGGCCAGGACCTCGCCGCCGCTGTCGGACCCGGCGAACAGAAAATTCTTGCGGCCCAGGACCACGGGTTTGATGGCCCGCTCGGCCGGATTGTTGTCGATGGCCACCTCGCCGTTCTCCAGGAACAGCGTGAATGCGGACCAGCGCCCGAGGGCGTAGCGCATGGCCTTGGCCAGGTCGCTCTTGCCGGGGATACGCGGCAGCTGGGTCTCGCACCACGTCTTGAAGGCCTCGACCCTGGGGCGACTTTCGGCCTGACGGATGGCAAGACGCTGTTCCGCAGGCAGCCCGGTGATGCGGCGCTCGATGTCGTACAGCGCGCCGATCTGTTCGAGCGCGTCCCGGGCGAGGGGCGAGTCCGTCGCTTTCCAGACATCATGAAAGTCGCGCCGCAGGTGTGCCCAGCATGCCGCCTCACGCACACGCGGAGCGGTGCCGTCCCGAGCCTCGTACAGCTTGCGGAACCCCGCATAGGCGTCCGCCTGCAGGATGCCCCGGAAGTTGGCCAAATGTCGTTGCGGATGTTCACCTTTGCGGTCCGGCGAGAAGAAATACGCGACCGCCGGCGGGTCGGTGCCGCCCCAGGGCCGGTCATCATGGACATAGGCCCAGATGCGGCCTTCCTTGACGCCGGGTTCGTCGCCGGTCGCCTTGCGTCGGCCCGGATCGAGCACCCGGATCGGCGTGTCGTCGGCGTGCAGGCGGTCGGCCGCCAGGACCGAAGCCTTGATGCGCTCGATCAGCGGGCGCAGCGTCGCAACGCCCTGGCCGCACCAGTCGATCAGCGTGGAGCGCGGGATGTCGGCGCCGTGGCGGGCCAGGATCTCGGCCTGACGGTACAGCGGCAGGTGGTCGTCGTACTTCGACACCAGGATATGCGCCAGCAGACCGGGGCCGGCCATGCCGCGTTCCACCGGCCGCGTCGGCGCCGGCGGCTGCACCATGGTCTGGCAGTGCCGGCAGGACTTCTTCAGCCGCGCCGTCTCCACCACCTTCAGCTTGGCCGCGATGAAGTCCAGGATCTCGGCCACGTCCTCACCGACCAGACGCAGCGGCCCTCCGCAGTCCGGGCAGTGCTCGCCGGGGTCCAGGACGATGCGCTCGCGCGGGGTGTCCGGCGCCACCTTGGGCTTGCCGCGCCGGCGCGGTGCGGTCTTCTGGCTCGGCTGGTCCGTCTCCGATGCGGTGCTGGTCTCGGGGGACGGGGCGGCCTCTTCGTCCTCGGCCGGTGCCGGTTCGGCCACCGCCCGCGCCACCTCGAGCCCTTCCAGGGCCAGTTCCAGTTGCGCGATCTCGCGGTCGATCTTCTCGGAACTGCGCCCGAACTTTTGCCGCTTCAGGCGGGCGATGCGCAGCTTCAGCGCCTCCACCATCGCCTCGTAGGCCCGCAGCGACGTCGCCATGCGGCTGACCTCTTCCGTCTTGGCCAGCAGCATCGCCTTCAGAACGGCGGGATCATCGGGCAGGGTGTCGGGCGTCGTCGTCATGACCGGATTATACCCGGCCGGGATCCTCTGCTCCAGCTTTACCTCGCTGATTCCGTTCAGAAAATCACACCACGCGGGCAGGCGGCGCGGTCCACGCCGGGCGCCGCCAGTCGATCCCCTCCCACAGCATCGCCAGCTGGGCCGGCGTCAGCCGGACCGTCCCGTCGGCCGGCGACGGCCAGGGGAAGCGGCCATGCTCCAGCACCTTGTAGTACAGGCAGAAGCCCTGGCCATCCCAATACAGCAGCTTCACCCTGTCGCCACGACGACCCCGGAAGGCGAAGACCGCCCCCGACGTGTCCGTAGCACGTGATATGTCCGGTTTCTGTAGCACACGATCTGTCCGGTTTTTGGAGAGGTTCCAGACCGGGGGGATCGGATGCTACCGGAGGTCAGGATGGCCCGGATGGTGGAGGCGCTGGAGCGCCATCGCGGAGGGCGATTGAGCTGCCTTGAGGCGGCGGAGTGGCTGGGGATTTCGGAGCGGCACTTTCGCCGACTGCGGGACAAGTACGAGGCGGATGGCGCGGAAGGGCTGATCGACCGGCGCCGTGGCCGGACATCTGGCCGGGCTGTGCCGGTGGACCGGATCGAGTGGATGCTCGAGCAGTTCGACACGCGGTATTTTGACTTCAACGCCAAGCACTTCCACGAGCGGCTGAAGGCGGATCACGGCTGGCCCTTCAGCTACACGTTCACGAAGACCCAGTTGCAGAAGGCGGGCCGATTGAAGCCGGGCCGGCGGCGGTCACCGCACCGGCGGCGCCGGCCGCGTCGGCCACTGCCAGGGATGATGCTGATGCAGGACGGGTCGCCTTACCGCTGGATCCCGGGGCTGGAGCGGGACTTTGACCTGATCGCGACGATGGATGACGCGACCGGCACGGTGTATTCGGCCTTCCTGGTGGACGAGGAAGGCACCATGAGCACGCTGCGCGGCCTCGGCGAGGTGATCGCGGCGCACGGGCTGTTCAGTTCGCTCTATACCGACCGGGGCAGCCACTATTTCCACACGCCGAAGGCTGGCGGACCCGTGGACAAGACGAAACCGACCCAGGTCGGCCACGCGCTGGCGCGTCTTGGCATCCAGCACATTCCCTCCTACTCGCCCGAGGCGAGGGGGCGCATGGAACGGCTGTTCCAGAGCTTTCAGGGACGGCTGCCGCAAGAGCTGCGGCTGGCGGGGATCGAGTCCGTCGCCGACGCGGACCGCTATATCCGCGACGTTTTCCTGCCGGCCTACAACGCCCGCTTCGCCGTGAAGGCGGCGGAGGACGGAACGGCGTTCGTCCCCTACGTCGGCCCGCCGCTGGCCGAAGCCCTGTGCGTCCAGGAAACCCGCCAGGTCGGCAAGGACAACTGCGTGCGCTACGACGGGTTGGTGCTGCAAATCCCGCCCCAGGCCCACCGCCACCACTTCGTCAAGGCGACGGTCCTGGTGCGCCGCTATCCGGCCGGCGGGCTCGCTCTGTTCCATGGGCCGCGCTGCCTGGCCCGCTACACCGACGACGGAACCCTCGTTTCCGGCGCCGACGCCAGACAGGCCGCTTAACTCCGCTCGGCGGCCCGGCCTGTGGATTTGTGGACGGCGCTGCGCCCCGCCCACAACCCCACAGGCCCAACATCAGCAGCGGACATTTGATGTGCTATGAAAACCGGACATCTTCAGGTGCCATTGACAGGCCGCCGTCCGTGCGCCGTCAGCAAGTCAGGAGCCGGTGTCGTCACTTGGCTCCGGCAAACCCAACACGGCGTCCCAGGGCGCTGTGCCGTCGTACCAGACCACGCCGACCCCCGGGCTCAAGCGAATGAACCGTTTTTCGGAGACGGTATTCCCGGGCCAGCCCGTCGAAGAGCTGGCGGGGGAAATCTGGACAGGGCGATAAGTGGAATTCGTGCCCGAGATCGGCGACGATGCCGAGACAGGAGACATCTTATGGCGAGACGACCGCGCCTGAACCACGTTCCGGCTTTCAAGGCGAAGGTGGCCCTTGCGGCCATCAAGGGCGAGAAGACGCTGGCCCAGGGCAATCGGGTGAATTAGGGCGTGACAACGCGCGAAAGTTCTGAATCGATCCGAACCCTCTGAATCGGCGGAGGGACGGATGGATGGA